ATCAGAGGTGGATCAGCAACTGTCCACTTTCCTATCTGGCACCAGGAAATCAGAGACATCCTCGTCCTCAAAAACAACAAAGGAACAGAAGACAACAGAGTCAGAAAACTCGACTACAGCATCCAGTTAAGTAAGTTATTCTATGAACGTTTTATCCAAAATAAGGAAATCACGTTATTTTCCCCTCATAATTGTCCTAACTTGTATGCGAGTTTTGGGACCGATAGGTTTGATGAGTTATATTGCCGCTACGAAGCTGATGAATCAATCCCCAGAACCACAGTTGGAGCACAAGAACTTATCCTCGACCTATTAAAGGAGAGGGCAGAGACAGGTAGAATATATTTGATGAACATTGACCATTGTAATAGTCACTCATCATTCAAAGATAAGATTGAGATGAGTAATCTATGTCAAGAGATCACTCTTCCCACCTATCCTCTTCAGCATATTGATGATCACACAGGAGAGATTGCTCTCTGTATTTTAAGTGCAATCAATGTAGGTAAGGTTAATTCTGATAAAGAGTTAGAAGATCTATGTGATCTTGCGGTGCGTGGATTAGAAGAATTGATAGACTATCAACATTACCCTGTAGTCGCAGCAGAAAGAGCCACAAAGGCACGGAGATCCCTTGGAGTAGGGTTCATTGGACTGGCACATTATCTTGCTAAACTGGGGTTTAATTACGACTCACAAGAGGCATGGGATGCAGTTCATGGACTTGCTGAATCTTTCCAATATTACCTACTCAAAGCATCCAATAAGATTGCAGAAGAGAAAGGATGGTGTGAGAACTTTGGACGTACTAAGTATTCTGATGGAATCCTTCCCATAGATACATATAAGAAAGACGTAGACGAGATTTCATCTCAACCACTTGCACATGACTGGGAATCTCTTAGAGCATCTATCTTGGAACACGGTCTTAGGCACTCAACATTGTCTGCACAAATGCCATCGGAGAGCAGTTCCGTTGTGTGCAATGCCACAAATGGAATTGAGCCTCCTAGAGACTACCTGTCCATTAAGAAATCAAAAAAAGGGCCTCTTAAGCAAGTTGTTCCCTCCTATGGGACTTTAAAAAATAACTATACCTTATTGTGGGATATGCCGAATAACACGGGTTATATAAATATTGTCTCTGTGATGCAAAAATTCTTTGATCAAGGCATATCTGGTAACTGGTCTTATAATCCAGAACATTATCCAGACAATGAGGTTCCTGTGAGTGTCATGGCACAAGACCTCTTGACAACATACAAGTATGGATGGAAGACTAGTTACTATCAGAACACTCATGACATGAAAGCTGATGATGATAAGTTAGACAATTTGCTGGAAGATCTAGAAAACGCTAACGAAGAGGAGTGTGAATCCTGTGCCATCTAAATTAAAAGGTATGACTGTCTTCAATACTGAAGACGTTGATACTAAAAAACAACCCATGTTCTTTGGTAAACCATTAGGTGTCCAAAGATATGACAATTTTAAATATCCCCAGTTTGAGAACCTGACTAAACAACAGTTAGGATATTTTTGGAGACCAGAAGAAGTATCGTTACAGAAAGATCGTGGAGACTATCAAACATTACGTCCAGAACAAAAGCATATCTATACGAGCAATCTTAAATACCAGATCATGCTCGATAGCGTACAAGGTCGTGCTCCTGGTATGGCTTTCCTACCTTACTGTTCTCTACCTGAGTTAGAAGCATGTATGGAGGTGTGGTCTTTTATGGAGATGATTCATAGTAGATCATATACATATGTAATTAAGAACGTATATTCTGATCCATCAGAAGTTTTTGATACTATTATTAAAGATGATCGAATTCTAAGTCGTGCTGCTAGTGTTACTGAATCTTATGATGATTTTATTAATGAAGCACAGCAGTGGGGTCAAAGTTCTTTATGGACAGATATGGATAAGTCTTTGGACACATCCTTACCTGTTCTGGAGATGAAAGAGATTAAACGTAAACTTTATCGAGCAGTAACAAATGTCAATATACTTGAAGGTATACGCTTTTATGTTAGTTTCGCTTGCTCTTTTGCATTTGGGGAACTTAAGCTTATGGAGGGATCAGCCAAAATTATCTCCCTTATCGCCAGAGATGAAAACCAACATCTTGCCCTCACCCAAAATATAATAAACAACTGGAAAAAGGGTGATGATCCAGAGATGGTGGATATTATGAAAGAGGAAGAAGAATGGACATATCAAATGTTTGATAAGTGTGTGAATGAGGAAAAGGCATGGGCTGACTATTTGTTTAGAGATGGAACCATGATAGGATTGAATGATAAATTATTACAGCAGTATGTTGAGTGGATTGCAAACCGTAGACTGAGATCTATTGGTTTAAAAGGTCAGTATGATATTCCTATGAGAAACAATCCATTACCTTGGACAGAGCATTGGATCTCTTCTAAAGGACTTCAAGTAGCACCACAGGAGACGGAGGTAGAGTCTTATGTCGTCGGAGGAATCAAACAAGATGTCAAAAAAGACACCTTCTCAGGATTCAAACTCTGATATAGAGTGGGATTTTGAGGAAATGAAGAAATCTATTTTGGATTCTGCTGATGACTATGATAAATTAGTAGGTGGATGATGAGAGAAAATCCACCTTTCCCTAAGTATCCTGAATACATGAACGGCAGGCTTAAAAAAATAGATATGGCAGCAAGACTTAATCAAATAAAAGCAGGTCTTGCAAATAAGAGTTGGTATCCTGAATGGGATAATCGTCAACGAGGATCAGCACAATGCATTCTAAATAATGCATTGGATGTCCTTGACGAGTATGACTATTGACTATGAAAATCCCTGGTTATATAAAGGTACAAATTTCACTTCTGACGATATTGATGATTTCTTCGGTTTTGTCTACAGGATTATCAATCTACAAAATGGTAGAGAGTACATCGGCAGAAAATACTTTTGGAAATTTAGAACTCCTAAAGGCAAAAAACGAAAAGTAAAATCTGAATCTGATTGGAAAAAGTATTATGGGTCTTGTCCAGAACTTAAAGAAGAAATTCAACAATTGGGTAGACAAAACTTTAGCAGAACTATCCTCAGCTTACATAAAACAGCTGGCAAAACAAACTTCGAGGAAACGAGACAACTCTTTGTTAAAGGAGTCCTCACCGAGTCTCTTGACGACGGAACGCCAAAGTACTACAATAGTAACATCCTCTCCAGATACTTCAGAAAAGATTATTATGAAACTTGATACGACTGATGAAATTGTTGCTCATAACAGAGAGTGGGCTATCGATAAAGTAGAATCCGCAAAATTGGTAGGTGATAAAATTGCCTTGTATGCAGAGTTTGAAGATTGGATTGAATTGGATGACGTGGAAAACCTTGAAATTATTTCTATAGAAAAGGAACCTGAAAATGAAGATAGGATTTAATTGTAGTTCTTGCGATTTATTTCATGCAGGACACGTTACAATGATGAAGATGGAGAAGCAGTTGTGTGACTACCTTATAGTTGCACTTCAGGTGGATCCTACTATTGATAGACCTGGTGTGAAAAATAAACCAGTTCAATCAGTCTATGAAAGGTATGTACAACTACAAGGATGTAAGTATGTTGATGAGATTTTAGTATATGAGACAGAGGCTGATCTCCTTAATTTACTTCAAACTCAAACTATTGATATAAGATTCTTAAGTGAAGAATATAAAGATAGAGACTTCACAGGAAAGCAGTATTGTATAGATAATGGTATAGAATTATTTTTTCATCTCCGTAGACACCAGTATTCCTCTACAGAATTAAGGAATAGAGTCTATGAATTAGAAAAGAAAAAGAGAGATGAAAAGATAGAAAAACAAGTAGATCAATATTCACCACAACTTTTAGAAAAGTATTCGCTTAAAGACAATGATCAAGGTAAGATGTAAAGAGTGCGGTAAAGAACTCATTTCAGACACAGGAAGAGCAGTATCATGTGGTTGTCCTAACATGGCTACCATAAATGGGGATAAAGTGACCGCCCTTGACTTAAATAAGGTAGTAATGATAAGTTCTAATCAGGAAAACAAATCTGGTGGACTTACTTCTCAAGATCTTGCATGGCAGGAACAACGACGCAAACGAAAAGTACGCAAATTAAACTTCGAGGTTCGATGACTGAAGACACCATCAAAAGGATCTGCTATACTAAAGTAGAAATTGATGCGATGATTGCTGAAGCAGTTGAAGAAGCTCGTCGAATTGACGAAGCATCAATGGCAAAGCATAATCGTGAAGCAACAATCATCAGTATGATTCTTGGATTCACATGCCTTGCATTATTCCTTGATGGATTACTTCGTATACTGGGAGTTATTCCTCCATTTATGCATCTTGATGTAAATGTCATCGATGCAATTAAAGATCAGGTTGAGACTGACATCCTTGATGATGTTATAGATAAAGTAAGACAAGTACCAATTAAGAAAATATTGAATAGATGAATCCAGTAACAGATGTAGTTTTTTCATTAACATGGATATTTCTTTTGGTATGGGCAGTTCGTTCTGTTATTTCAGGAGCGAGATCTCAAGCTGTAAGGAATTACAATGCTGATACATGGACAACAGAAGTAACTAAAAGGATTCATCCTGAGATGATGGATGTAGAACCAGGTGAGCAATTGATGGGAGTAACTTTTGATAAAAAAACAACTTGCGATCTAGAAGAGTATAAAGCTTTACAAGAGAGAATTGATGAATTAAAATCTGAGTTGGAAGATCCTTGGGATGATGAGGATGATGATGATGATGGAGATGTACCAGCACTTATAAAAAGATGAGAACTCAAAGAAAAGAAAATTACTACTATGTCTTTTGGACAGTGGCAATGATTGCTTTCATAGTCCCTCAGGTATTCACTGCTTATGCATATATGAATATTAAGGCACTTCTTGAAAAACCTTTTCAGATTGAGATTGTGGAACCGTCTAAAATAAAATTGGGGTTATGAAATCAGTTTTTAAAATCTTTTATACAAAGTGGTTTAGATCTGCACCAGTAGTAGCAACTATATGGTTGACTATTACAGCAGTCATTCTGATAGAGTTTAATTATTTCTTCCCCGATCTTTTGTTCCATCCAATGTAATGATTGATTTTTTGTTAAATAGTCATGAGTTCTTAGGTAATCATTCAATACCTGAGTTCCTTATTGGTTATATTTTTGGTGCAGCACTTATTATAGGTGCTCCTACAATATTTCTTCTTCTTGCTTTTACTAGTGCTTTAATGAAGACTAATGGTAAGATGGGTGGGTATAGAGAATATGAAAAGTATGGACCATCTTCCTGTAATGATGCACCACCATTTATTCTTCCAGATCCAACAAGGAGGTTAAAAAAATGATCTTTCTATCTAAACCTTCAGTCTATTTACTTCCTGGAACATGGGAGTCACCTAATATAGACTATCCCTTCCCTACTATTACAGCAATTAGTTGCTTAGTAGCATTAGGATTAGTAACATGGTTTGTTACACTCTATAAGAATAAAAAAGCATGATTAAAGGAGTCTTTAATTACATAAAAGAAATAAGAGATACTGCTAAATATATGCTACAGGGGTTAGAAGTAACCTTTGATCATATGCGAAGGCGACCTGTCACCATACAATACCCTTATGAAAAACTTATCCCTTCTGAGCGTTATAGAGGCCGTATTCATTACGAGTTTGATAAATGTATTGCTTGTGAAGTATGTGTTCGTGTATGCCCAATAAATCTCCCAGTGGTCGATTGGGTGATGAACAAAAAAACAAAGAAAAAAGAACTTAGAAACTATTCGATAGACTTTGGGGCTTGCATATTCTGCGGTAATTGTGTAGAGTACTGCCCTACTAACTGTCTATCCATGACAGAGGAATATGAACTATCTACATTTGACAGGCACTCACTTAACTTTGATAATGTCGCTCTTGGACGACTGCCCACTTCTGTTACAAGTGATCCCTCAGTTAGGGCCATGCGTGAACTGGCTTACTTACCAAAAGGAGAGATGGATCCACATGAAGTCCCCGATAATGAACCCCGTGTAGGAGCAAGATGATTTTAGAAACATTTTTAATAGCAGCAGCACTTCCATTTGTAGGATTAACAATCTTCTTTGGAACCAAAGGAGGGTACTATGATAGTGATGACTATACTGGTGAGGGTTGTGCTCACGATGTAAAACGATGACTCAATTTTTACTTTTTATATCTACTTTTTTAGACTTTTGGTTCTTACCTTTTGTTATTAGTCTTGGGGTTTCTATTGTTATAGAGCAGATCTTAAGAGCAAGAGGTAATCAATATGATCCTAGAGCTGTAAAGAAGGTAGAGACGGCTACAAAAGTTAGAAAATTTCTATGGAGACAAAACCTTATTCTTAACTTCTCTTGGTTCCTATGTTACTTTATTTTAATGTTTTTACTCAAAGGACAATCCACGCCCATGCCTGAAATGATTTGGCAAGGATAAATATAACAAAGACACAAGTATTCCAATGAACATTTCTGAAGATAATGACTTACTTCTAAGAGAAGTTGTGGGTGATGATAAAAATGATAGGAAGAGAAAGGTTACGATAACAGAAGAGGACGGGTTGGATTATGAGGATGAAATTTTAACTTGACATTTTTTCAAGTTTCCCCTATACTACTCGTGTAATCAATCAAAGCAATGACGCTTACTTCAAAGTTTAAGAAAGACATAAGCACCCTTCGGGCTGCTGCCAATAAAGAAATCTTTTTGGATGTGAAGAATCCAAAACTCTACAAGAAAGTCAAACGTTATTATGTGGGAGAAGGGTTAGTAAACCTTTCAGGAGAAGATCCAGATGCTGATTATGCAACTATAATTGAGTGTGTAGCAGAAGATTTAGCAGGAGTATTATAAAATGAAAGTTATTATGGAACGGTATCCTTACCGTTATGTTGAGGTTGGAACCTTAGAGAATGGTAAACCTGATTTTCGTATTCAAAAAGAAGATCGTTATACCAGAAGGTACAAAGATATGTACCTATGCGACAATGGAATGCAACTAACGCAAGCAATCGAAGACTTTGAATATACAAAGTGGCTTGACCCTTCTGGTGTTCCTTGCTATGTTAAGGAAGAGGCAGAAGCCCCTGACACCGATGAAGGAGGTAGGTACAAACTATGAGCGAAGAATTCACTCGCATCGCATCAGCACTCGAAAGGATTGCTGATGCACTTGAAAAGAAATGGCACATTGATATTGATCATGGCCATATTGAGAAGATAGATAATATTGAACATGGAGACATAGACACCCATCATCATTCATTTTAATCATGCCTAAAGAAAAACCATATGTTCCTGTAGTGGAACCAAAAACAACTTCCTGCGTAGAGTATATTGAACTTGGTAGGATTGTAACTCCACAACCAGTATTCAAAAAGGATACTATTCGTGTGAGACTATTACAAAGATGTTTGGGTAATCCAGCAGAAACTTTTGATACAGAAAAGAATTGGGAGTATGATGTTCCATGGCCTGTAGAAGAAGTTAAGGTGGAAGAAAAAGTTGATCAGAAAGTGAAAGCAAGAGTTGTTTTATAAATGAGATTTAAAGCACTTGTTCATGTCAGATTAAGAGGATCTGTATCAGATGCTGCTGGTAATGCTGTTATGAATAACACTAGAGCAGTAGCACCTAAACTTAAATCAAATCTATTACGTATTGGTAAGTGTATTGATTATTGGTTTGAGGCAGAGAGTGAAGAGGTAGCAAGAGAACAAATGGATCTTCTGAGTGATAGAATGTTTGCTAATACTGTGATAGAAGATTGGAGTTATGAATTGGAACAGACAGAGGAGACTGGTATAGGAAATATATCAAATGATAATGCAGGTACATCAAAGCATCACTTGTTTGATAAATAAATCAGAGTTTAGAAAATTAATCATGGCAAAAGGAAAGGCAGGAGTATCCTCAAGTGGTGCAGCAATGTCTAAGTATGATGTGGAAGTGGAGAAAAGATTACAAGCACTAGAAGCTGAAGCACATCCAAAGTGTAATCATGATACTGCTGGTGGAGATTGTTCCTCAGTGGAGGATAAATTAGATAGACTAATTGACCTTCTTAATAGTAATAACTTTTTTGAGGGAACTAGTTGTCCAAAAGATCCTGATGGAGTAAAAAGATTTCATTAGTAAATAGAGGGGTTGCATAAACCTCTCTTTTTTTGTATAATACATACTATAACTATCATTTTATTATGAGTGATTATAAAAAAACTGCACTGGTGTTAGGTGCAGGTGGATTCATTGGAAGCCATATGGTTAAGAGACTTCGTTCCGAAGGATACTGGGTGCGTGGTGTAGATTTAAAATATCCTGAATTTTCTGGAACAGAAGCAAATGAATTTGTTCAAGGAGATTTGCGTGATGTAGATTTTGTTCGTCGAGTAATACAGTTTAAAGGATATTCAGGTAATTTTTATAATGAAGTTCCTTACAAATATATTGAACCCTTCCATGAGATCTATCAGTTTGCTGCTGACATGGGCGGTGCAGGATTTGTATTTACTGGTGAGAATGATGCTGAGATCATGCAGAACTCAGTTACTATTAACCTTAATGTATTAGAACAGCAAAGGTTACTTGATGAAACTTTTGATGGTAAGCAAGGATGGAGTGAATGTAATAGACCTGTATTAGATTTTAGAACTAAAATATTCTATTCTGGATCAGCATGTATGTATCCAGAGCATAATCAACTTGATCCAGACAATCCAGATTGCCGTGAAGATTCCGCATACCCAGCTGCACCAGATTCCGAATATGGGTGGGAGAAATTGTTCTCCGAAAGATTATATCTCGCTTATAATCGCAATCATGGTATTCCTGTTCGCATTGCCCGTTATCACAACATCTTCGGACCAGAGGGAACATGGGAAGGGGGTAGAGAAAAAGCTCCAGCAGCAATATGCAGAAAGGTTGCGTATGCGAGAAAGAATGATACTATTGAAGTCTGGGGGGATGGAGAACAAACAAGATCATTCCTCTACGTTGATGAATGTATCGAAGCAACTAGAAGATTAATGGATTCAGACTTCATGGGGCCCGTAAATATTGGTTCAGAGGAGATGGTATCTATTAATCAATTAGTTGATACTGCTGCTAAGGTTGCTAAGAAAACCATAGAAAAGAATCATATTGATGGTCCTCTAGGAGTTCGTGGACGTAACTCAAACAACGATCTTATTCGTGAGAAGTTGGGTTGGGATTATTCACAAACTCTTGAAGAAGGTATTCGCAAGACTTATAAGTGGATACAGGAGCAGATTAAAAACCAATGAAAGTAACTATTTTAGGATCCGAAGGACAGATTGGAGCATATCTTTCAGAGTATCTTACTAAAAAAGGACATGAAGTAACAGGTATTGATGTAGTTTATGGCCCTCATAATGATTTACGTGTAACACCAAACACCTATGTTGAATCTAAAATTGAGAATGCTGATTTTGTATTCTTTCTTGCATTCGATGTAGGTGGTTCACGTTATCTGAAGAAGTATCAACATACCTTTGACTTTGTGAATAATAACACAAGAGTCATGGCAAATACTTTTCGTCTCCTAAAGAGATATAATAAAAGATTTGTCTTTGCATCATCCCAGATGAGTAATATGAGTTACTCTCCCTACGGTGTGATGAAGAGAGTGGGTGAACTTCATACCACTGCACTCAAAGGACTTACTGTTAAGTTCTGGAATGTCTATGGTATAGAAAAGGACATGGAGAAAGCTCATGTAATCACTGACTTCATCCGTAGGGGATTTGAAGAAGGTGAATTTGAAATGCTTACAGATGGTACAGAACAAAGACAGTTCTTATATGCAGAGGATTGTTGTGAAGCATTGGAGACAGTAATGGAATGTTATTCTGATTTTAAACCAGAAGATCCTCTTCATATTACATCTTTTAATGCTACATCTATTGCTGAGATTGCTTCTATTATTCAAGGACAATTTAATTTGATTGAGAGGTTTGATGTAAAGATTAAACCAGGTCTTGCAAAAGATAGTGTACAGATGGATAAAAGGAATGAAGCAGATACATATATAACTGGATGGTGGACTCCTAAAACAGGAATTGATCAAGGTATTGCTAAAGTATTTCAGGAGATGAAAAAAGACTATGACTAACCTTACAGAACTTAGAAATTTTATTAACGAACCTCATTGTGATTTGGGAGTTAATGCATGGGTCTTAGCTGACCTAGTTAAAGGCATGAAGAATGCAAGATTTATCGATCTTGGTGTCCGTTTAGGTGCTTCTTCTGCTATCATGTCAATCAATGCAGAAGATAATAACAACAAGGTATGTGGTTGTGATCTAATGTTTGATGGGTTTCAAAAACAAGGAGCACGATTTGTTAATGAAGATTACACTTGCTATATGGCTGACAGTGTAACACTCGGAAAGGATTGGGATGAAGATCCTTTTGATATTATTTTTGTTGATACCATCCATACTCGTGAGCAGGTATTAGCAGAACTATATTTTTGGACTAATCACTTGAAAGAAGGTGGTTATTTAATTTTCCATGACTCCCATTGGACAGGGCCTGGAGATACTATTGGAGATAAAAAATGGGAGAGGGTTGATGTGGCAATCACAGATTTCTTTAATCTACCTAAGAGTGTTAGAGAGATTGATGTATATGAGGATGATGATGTTATCGTAGAGCATCATGAACCAAGTTTCGGAATGACTTTTGTTAAGGTAAAAACACTTGATGCCATAGCAAGATTTAAGGAAGGTATTGATTGGGATAAAGTTTTTGAAGATCGTAATTTCTTAAATAATGTTCATTTCAATCCCGATAATCCAAAGTTTGTTGATTGGAATCAGGACATTCCTAATATTCAAAATGAATTAGTCATTACTCCATGAGTTTTTCTGTTTCCCATTGGTCGGGTAGATTAGGAAATAATATTCAGCAGGTTGCTAATTGCATCATGTGTGCTGAAAAAAACAAGGGGGTATTTGAACAAACATTAGATCATGATATCATCTCTAAATTTTCATTATCTTTCGGAGAGTTTCCTATGGAGGCTTCTGGAAGATTTTATTCATGGGAACCATTAGTCCATTGTGAGAAAGGAATCTATGAAGGTGGAAATGAAATAGGAGTGGAGAAAGAAAAAGTCTATGATAATATGGCAAGGATATGTAAAGAATATGTCCGACCTAATTTAAAACTTCCAGAGAAGGATTGTATTGGAGATAATACGATAGTGATGCATCTTCGTAGTGGTGATAATTATCATCGAATATTTGATCCTCCTACCAATTACATACCCAACCCACTCATTTTTTATCTAAATCTAATTGAGTCATTTGATAAATGTATTCTAATTACAGAACCAGATAGAAAAAATCCTATAGTTCATGAGTTAGCAAAGATAGATAAGGTTGAAATACAATCTTCCACAGTGGAAGATGACTTTGCACTTCTTATGAATGCAGAGAATGTAGCACTATCAGGTGTAGGAACTTTTGCGATGGCAGCTGCTCTATGCTCTTCTGAGATAAAGAATCTATATACTACAGATCTTTTATTGACAGAACATTTAAACTATAGTATGTTATTTAATACTGATGTTGATGTTCATGTGATGGAGTTGGAGAATTATCTCCCAGTTTTTCCTTGTAGTTGGAAGAATACAGAAGAACAACGTAAATTTATCATGGAGTATCGATGAAAATATTTGTAACAGGATGTGCTGGATTACTTGGAGCTAATTACACTCGACATTTACTTGCTAATGGTCATGAAGTAATTGGTATTGATGATCTCTCTGGGGGTTACAAGGCATTTGTAACCAAAGGAGAGAAGTTTTCTTTTGTAAAACTTAATCTAGAAAGAAGAAAGAAGATTGTAGAACTTTTTGAAGAGCACAAACCAGAAGTGTTGGTTCACTTTGCTGCTTATGCTGCTGAAGGATTGTCACCTTTCATTCGTAATTATAACTATAGAAACAATCTTATTTGTTCTGCTAATTTAATTAACGAATGTATTAAGCATGACACAAAATTTATTTTCACTTCAAGTATGGCTGTCTATGGGGAACAGGAACCTCCATTTACAGAAGACAAACGCCCACAACCTATTGATCCATATGGTATTGCAAAATATGCAGTAGAATGTGATCTTAAACTTGCACATGAGCAGTTTGGTCTACGTTATAACATCGTCAGACCTCATAATGTTCTTGGTATCTATCAGAACATATGGGACAAGTATCGTAATGTAATTGGAATCTTTATTAGAAAGACTCTTAATGGTCAACCTATCCTTGTCTATGGTGATGGTGAACAGACAAGAGCATTCTCTGATATCCAATATTATATGGAACCTTTTGATAGGTTACTGACAGAATATGATGGAGAGACCTTTAATATAGGAGCTGATAAGTACTTTACTCTGAATGAAGTTGCAGAAGCAGTTCAAAAAGTAGGCAAGAAGTATGGTTATGAAGTTCCTATCGAGCACGGTGAACCAAGACATGAAGTTAAACATGCCTATTGCGATCACACAAAAGCAAAAAGTATGCTACAATTTAGTGATAGAACTAATCTTGATGAACTTATTGAAAGCATGTTCGTCTGGGCTATGAAGCAACCAAATAGAAAGGTTAAAAATATGGAGTATGAAGTTACTAAAGACATTTATGATTACTGGAGAAACTAATGAAAGTATTTGATTCCTTTATTTTTTTCAATGAGTTAGAACTCTTGGAAATGCGTCTTAATATTTTAGATGATGTTGTAGATTATTTTGTACTCACTGAATCACCTTTTACTGTAAGTGGTAATGAGAAACCACTTTACTATCAGGAAAATAAGGATATGTTTGGTAAGTTCAATGATAAGATTGTTCATCACATCACTGAAGAAATACCAAATGATTTCAATCATATGTTAGAGAAGTCTAAGTTTCATGTGGCTTATAAGGATCCTGATCCATATGGAACACCCATGATTAATCTTCCTGTTCGTTTTCAAAGAGCATTATTTAATCGCAACAATAGTGCGTTTGGTATTGAGAAAGCAGGAGTAACTGATAATGACTTAGTTATTACCAGCGATGCAGATGAGATTGTAAATCCATTACTTCTTCAGGATCTTGAATGGTTCAATCCAAGTAATCATTATGTTGCAGAGTGTAGAGCTTTCTATTACAAACTTAACTTCCTTTATCAGGAAGATTGGATGGGATCTCGGTTATGTACATGGAAGCATTTGAAGAATACTACTATTGATCAGCACCGTCAGGATCATGAGAATGCACACAAGATTCAAGATGCTGGTTGGCATTTTAGTTTCCTTGGAAATGCAGAGAATTTTAAATTGAAGTTGGCATCATATGAGCATACAGAAAATAATACAGATACGGTAACTCGCAATGCAGAAGAAAAAATTGAGAGTGGATTAGATCCATTGGGGAGAGGTCAAACTTATAAAGCAGTTCCTATAGATGATTCATATCCAGATTACATTACTACCAATCAGGAAAAGTATGCGGAGTTTATTAAGCCATGGAACTAATTGAGGGTGTAGCAGTATCTGAACTCTGTGATTATTCATTCGGAGATCAGTCTGGACAGTGGGGTAATCTCTCCACTTCTTTTATGAAAGAAGCAAACTTAAACAATTTAGAGTTTGCTACTAAGGTATTTGAGATAAAGAAAGAGAGGGATTATATGACTCTCTTCATTGACAATATAAGACTTTATAAGAGAGATATTAAAGAAGTAAAACCAGAGGATAAAGCATATGTAGATTCCTTGATGGATAAGAGTGATCTTCTTAAACTATGTGCTGCTTTTCCTGACATGAGGTTTATTATCTTCACTAACCTTGAAGATACTCCTACAGATGAATATATCTTTGATGCTATACCAGAAAATGTTCTACGCATATCTGCAGTCAATGCGATTGCTCATGGGGGAAAAGTAGTTCCAGCCCCTTATGGAGTGCAAAGAAAAATGAGCGATAGTGATGATAGAGTTGATTTATTGAAGAAGAAAATGTGGGAGACTGATTATTTAAATCCTTATTACTTGTATGTGAGTCACAATGAAGATTCACATGAGGAGAGAAAGGGAATAAAGGATTTGTTTAGAAATAATATATGGGCATTAGTGGATGAGACAAGAGTTTCTTATGAAGATTTTCTTTTTAGATTGAAACAAAGTAAGTTTATGATTTGCCCTAAAGGTAATGCTATAGACTGTCATCGTAATTGGGAGGTTCTTTATATGAAAAGAGTTCCTGTGATGAAAAGAGATCCATATTTACAAGAACTATTTAAAAATTATCCTGTTCTATGGGTAGATGATTTTGCAGAAGTCACGCAAAAAATGTTGATGGATAATCATCATTTATGTGAAGAGGCACAAGATATCATACTAGGTCAATTGTCTTTACCTTATTATTTCCATACCACTGTTCATCAAGCTTTATATGCATAAGAAATTAGTTGTATCAAATCATAACTCAGATCTTGAATGGTTGAGTATGACATATGATTATGGTTTCTCTCCAGATAATACTATAATCTATGATCGTAGTGACGAAGAAAAGGATTGGAGTCACTTAGGAGAGAGTCATAGGTCACCGAACGTGGGTGAGAATATCTATGATATGATGAGGTTTATTGTAGAGCACTATGATAATCTTCCCGATGTAAGTATTTTCATCAAAGGGAATATGTTTCAAAGACCTGAGGAGAGAGGTGGTGAGAATTATTATACTACTAAAGAAAGATTTAAACGTGCATTACAAGCAGAATATTTTTTACCTATTGAAAGGTTTCATGATTCGACAGCTGCAGTGGTAAACGGAGGAGGATTTATTCAACCCACATGGGAAGCAGCAAGTAATGCTACAATTTATACAAGGCATTTTTCAACTTTCCCACAAATGCTTAACAAATTATTTGTCAATCCACCAAGTTTTTCTTATAATAGATTTGCACCTGGTGGAAATTATGTTGTCCCTAAGGCCAACATTCTTAAGTTTAGTAAGGGACTATATGAAAAGTTGCAATTCTATTGCTCTTATGAACCTCCTGAAGAGTTTCAAAGCACCTCTGGTGAGTCTTACTTAATTGAAAGAGCATTGTATCTCATTTGGACTGAAGACTTAATTGAAAAATTATGAAAGTAGTTGAAACACCTCTTGTTGATGCCTCTGTCATCACAGTAAATAAGTATGAGGATGAGAGAGGATTCTTTATGGAGTCCTTTAATGAACAGCAGTTTGCGAAAGAACTTGGGCATTATAATTTTGTTCAGGATAATCATTCTAAATCTTCTAAGGGAGTCTTGAGGGGTCTTCATTATCAAGTAGAAAAACCTCAGGGAAAACTTGTAAGGTGTATTCGAGGAGCAGTCTATGATGTAATCGTAGATCTAAGAAAGAGATCTTCTACTTTTGGATTATGGTTTAACATAACCTTAGATAATCCAGAAACTATTATGTGGGTTCCACCTGGTTTTGCTCATGGGTTTTATACCCTAACTGATACTGCAGAAATACAATATAAGACAACAGATTATTATCATCCTAAGTCTCAACAGACTTTATTATGGAATGAGTTAGATATAATATGGCCTCTCCTGAATCCCCCTCTTCTTTCGGATAAGGATGTCAAAGGAAAAACATTTGAGGAGTGTGATAAGTATGAATAAGATTTCTGTTTATGGTGCTACGGGATTTATTGGTGGGACATTCTGTAATCTTTTTCCAGATGAAGTTATTGAAATTCCTAAGCATCAAAGAAATCCTGAGTCTAAAGATATTCTTTATTTGATTAGCACCACCACTAATCATAATATGCTTACCAATCTTACAATAGATGTTGATACTAATCTACGTGTCCTTTTGGAAACTTTAGAGCATTGTAAAGACAATCAATTGACTTTTAATTATGTGAGCACGGGATTTGTTTATGGGGCTGATATTATTGATGCGAAAGAAACTGATATCGCTAATCCTAGAGGATTTTATTCTATTACAAAAAGGACTGCTGAACAACTTATAACTTCTTTTTGTGAGGTTAATGAAGTTAATTATCGTATAATGAGACTCGCTAATGTTTCTGGACAGGACAAGACAGTTTCTCCTCAGAAAAACGTTTTAGGATTTTTGGTCAACTTGATGCGTGACAATAAAGAGTTAACATTGTATAATAATGGAGATGACCTTAGAGATTATATGCATGTAACTGATGTGTGTCGTGCTATTAAAATTGTGATGGATAAAGGAGAAGTAAATACTATCTACAATATTGCCAGTGGACTTCCTTTACCTTTTAGAAATATATTGGAAACTATTAGAGAACGTATTAAGAGTCAGAGTAAGTTTACTTCCGTTGAGATTCCAAGATTTAATAGGTTATCTCAACCAAAGAACTTTTCTTTGAACGTGGATAAGTTAAAGTCTCTTGGATTTGAACCAAAATTATCTCTAGAGGATATCGTGGAGGAATTATGTATCAATTAATTGATAAATTTATTGACTCTGCCAAGGAGATGGATGATGATATCTTTCCTTTCATGGCTAACAAAAAGGAGTTTGTTGGTGGAAAAGATAACGTATATTATTCTGGGCCTTATTGGGATGACTCAGAGGCAAGAGAACTAATTCATTCCATCATGAAAGGGAAGTGGTTATCATCAGGGGAGAAGGTTAATAAGTTTGAACGTGAGTTCTCACGCATGTTTAAGTTTAAACATTCTGTGATGGTAAACAGTGGATCATCTGCTAATCTAGTAATGATTGCTGCGTTGAAGAAGTATTTTAATTGGCAAGATGGTGATGAGATAATTGTATGTACATGTGGTTTCCCCACGACGATTGCACCTGTGGTTCAAGCAGGATTGAAACCAGTCTTTGTTGATATTAAATGGGAAGATCTGAATTGGAATCTTGATCAAGTAGAAGAGAAGATGAGTGAGAGAACTGTTGCAGTATTTTCCTCTCCTGTTCTTGGCAACCCTTATGATGTAGATAGACTTGTAGACATATGTGATGCAAATAATATTGAATTGATCGCAGACAATTGTGATAGTTTGGGTAGTAAATGGAAGGGAACTTATCTTACAGATAGAGCAGTAGCAGCCTCTTGTTCTTTCTATCCTGCTCATCACATCTGTACCATTGAAGGTGGTATGGTATCTTCTAATATAAAAGATATAGTAGATCTGGCAAGGAGTTATGCATGGTGGGGTCGTGGATGTTATTGTGTGGGTCAACAGAACCTTCTCTCTAACGGAGTCTGTGGTAAGAGGTTCAGTAATTGGTTAGAGAATGACACTGTAGTGGATCATAAGTATGTCTTTGGTGTCAGAGGATATAATCTGAAACCACTGGACTTACAGGGGTCTGTAGGGTCTGTACAGTTGCTTAAGTTTGAAGAGATTCATAGATTGCGTAGAAGTAATAAAGAAAGGATTCAGAAGGTTCTAGAAAGTATTGATGGTGTAAGAGTTGTAAATGAAAGACCAGAGGCCGAAACTAGTTGGTTTGGGGTTCCTATTGTATGTGAGGAGAGTAAATTGAAGAGATCTCTTGTTGATTATTGTGAGAAGAATAAAATTCAAACACGTAATTATTTTGCAGGTAATATTCTTTTACATCCTGGTTATCGTGATCTTGGTAAGGCATCTGACTATCCTAATGCAAATCAGGTATTGGACAAGGTATTCTTCTTAGGTTGTTCTCCTACAATCAATGAGAAGATGTTGGTTTATATTGAGGAGGTGATATCTAATTATGTTAGCAACTGAATTTCTTCATGGTCAAGGATTAGGTAATCAATTATTTGCTTATGTTACCACCAGAATGCTTGCCCATAAGTTGGGTTATGACTTTGGTATCAAGGGATTGAAAAGTGCAGGAGATTCAAGAGTAAATCAGAAAGGGTTTTACTTTATGGATCTAGACTATGGTAAAGAAGTCCCTGATAATCTAGAGAGGTATGATGAGTATCGTCATGCTCACGTGACTGATGCTTGGCTTAAAACTGATATTCGTTTGACAGATAAAAGATTGTTGAGAATAAAGGACAATAGAATAATCTATGGTAATTTGCAGTCAGAAGAATATTTTGGTGACAGATTAGATCTTGTGAAGCAATGGTTGAAAGTAAAGGAAGAATATGAACATATGGATACCAATGGAAAGAACATGTGTGTTCTTAACTTTCGTGGTGGTGATATGATAGGAAATGCTGGTGCATATGTTCCTCGATCATATTGGGATAATGCTATTCACAGGATGGCAGAGTATAATTCCCAGATGGAATTCTGTATTGTTACAGATGATGTGAAGACAGCTAATGAAATGCTTCCAGAATATCCTGCATATCATGTAGATGTTGCATGGGATTATGTTGCAATTAAAAATGCACGTAATGTTATTTGTACTACCTCTACTTTCTCTTGCTTCCCTTTATGGACTAGTGAAACATTAGAGTATTGTATTGCTCCTAAGTATTGGTTTCATCACAATCTTTCTCAAGGCTGGTGGAGTTTGGGATGCAGCATATATAATTATCCTACTTACTATATGGATAGAGCAGGTGACCTCTTTACACCTGAGGAATGTAGAGTAGAATGGGAGAACTATAAAAAAGAATCTAATATTTACAATGGAGATTTATGATTGAATTACCTAATGTAACATTATTTTGCATTTCTTCTGACAATATTCAAGGAGCCTTGTATGCTTTGCAGAAGAGTATGCAAGGTATTAATTTTGGTGCAGTAAAACTTATTACTCACGAAGAACCTGATAACTTACCACAAGGTATCGAATTTTCTAAATGCTATGAAATTACTTCTATTCACGACTACAACTATTATTGCATCTATAACCTTACCAGACACATTGATACTGATTACTGCTTACTTGTACAGCCAGATGGGTTCGTAATCAATCCTGAGAAATGGGATGATGATTGGTATAATTATGATTACATAGGTGCTCCTTGGTATGAAGCACCCGACGCTTACATTGATCCTTGGGGTAAACAACATCGAGTTGGGAATGGAGGATTCTCTTTCCGTAGTAAGAAACTATTAGATGTTCCTAAGAGAGCACACATTCAGTTCGATGTTAACTGGGGAGACTTTTATAAGCACATGGATGTAGGATCTACATCAGAGGATGGTAATATTTGTGTTCATAATCGACACATCTATGAGGCACTGGGATGCACCATTGCACCTATAGAAGTGGCAGCAAAATTTGCTCATGAGAAACCCATACCTGAGACACAGGGTATAACTCCATTTGGATTCCACTTTCATCTTCCAGCTGGGACTCAATTATGATTTTTGTAACTGGAGCTGCTGGTTTTATTGGCAGTAACTTTGTTCATTATTTAAAGAGTAATACGTATGATGATATCGTTATTCTTGATAAGTTAACTTATGCTGCCAGCACAGACAATCTAAATCCTCATACATTTCCTATAGAGATTGTTGACATAGCAGATAAGAAAAAATTAGAGAGAGTTTTTCAGAAGTATAGACCTAGATTTGTTTTTCATTTTGCTGCTGAATCTCATGTAGATAATTCTATTGAAGATGCTACTCCCTTTGTTGATACTAATGTCACAGGAACTCTTAATCTTTTGGAGTTATCTGTGATGTATAAAGTAGAAAAGTTTCATCACATTTCTACTGATGAAGTATATGGTGCATTAGGATATGATGATCCTCCATTTACAGAGGAGACACCTTATAATCCTCAGAATCCTTACTCTGCATCTAAGGCTGCCAGCGATCATTTTGTAACTGCATTTGGTAATACCTATGGACTACCAGTTGTGATTACAAACTGTTCTAATAATTATGGCCCTAGACAGAATAAAGAGAAGTTGATACCTAAGACTATCAATAATATTCTTCAGGGAAAAA